CATTCAGCGAACTGGTAGCTGACACATTCACACCCGCCAGGTATTCTCACTGCATACCGGTACTGCGCCGGACCGGCTCCACCCGGTACCGGCAGCGCAATAAGTTGCGACCTGCGGTACTGTGTTGTTAAACTGTTCATGCGTAGTTTCTCCACTATTGAAAAGACGCGCCCGACGCCTCGAGCTGCACACTCGGGGCGTCACCTTTTCTGGTGCTCATAAACACTTCTACTGCCTGGTCTGAAACCCCATACAGCGCCATAAATCCCATGAAGCCGTGAAACTGGTGTCGAATGGTTTTGCGAAACAGGTCGGAAAGCTTTTTCCGTTCGTGACGGTCAATCACCCCATCCCCTGCTGCTTCAATCTGCGCCTGCGCCAGCTGGCCTTTCGCCGCGTTCGCCTGCATATCGAGTGAAAACAGGTCCACGTTGTCGATTGATTCCGGCTTCGGTACATCCACCAGCAGTTTGCCGACACGCGCCGCGGCGTATTCCGCCAGCATCGAAACGCCGGACAGGTCTTCCATGCGCTCTAGTTCTGCCAGGGTAAAGAAGCGACTGCCGCACTTCTGGTACATGTGGTTGTGAAAGGTGTCGATGGACATGCCAAGATCGGCAGCCATACCAAGACGGCCTGCCGGGTGCGCTTTACACATGGCGCTGATTGCTGCTTTGATGCTGTCTACCATCTTGTTTTTCCTTTGGTAGTTACGGCTAAGCCGCTTTTTCGTTACGCTTTTGATAAAGCGAAGCGTCGTATTTGAGCTTTCCTTTGGTACGAGCAGCTGCTTCTGCTGCGCGACCTTTAGGGATTAATTGCCCGGGCCTTGTGCGCCATTGATAAAAAGCTTCTGGCGACACTCCAAAAAACTCTGCTGCCTTGTTCGGCGAGCCAAAATACTGCTCAAGTTCAGTCGTGGTCATAGCGTCCTCCTAAGAATATTTAGATATTATTATCTAATCTTTTTTAGGTCAATAAAAACTAAGATTACTTAGGTTTTCATTTCTAAGGGTTGAATCGTGGGAACACTTGGCACGCGGTTAAAGGAATTAAGGAAGCAAAGAAAGCTCACCCAAGGCCAGCTCGGTAAAGCGCTCGGGGTTTCAGATGTGACGGTTGGATACTGGGAAAGGGATTTGAACGTGCCAGGCGGTAAATCGCTAACAAAGCTCGCTCAATACCTTGGCGTAAGTGAAGGGTTTCTCTTGTACGGCCGGGAAGATGAGGCTAACGTTGGGCCTGCACCTGTTGCCGCGCAACAAATCCCGATCATCAGCTATGTTCAGGCTGGCGCCTGGTCAGCTGAGTGCGACGCCAGAAATCTTGATGGAACGGTGGATTATATTTTGACGTCAGAGTTTCATTCTCGTTGCACCTTTGCCCTCAAGGTCAAAGGAAAATCCATGGAACCCGATTTTGTTGAAGGCGATGTAATCATCGTAGATCCCGAATTACGCCCCGGCCCAGGCGATTACGTTGTCGCGAAAAATGGCGGTGACGAAGCCACATTTAAAAAGTATCGAGCGCGCGGAGTCAGCGAATCCGGCGAAGAAATATTTGAACTCGTGCCGCTCAACGAAGACTACGCGGTCAGAAATTCTGCTAAAGAAAAAATTCATATCATTGGAGTTGTTGTTGAACATCGCCGAATGATGCGCCGCAAGTAAACTCCCCTCCCAAGCAGAAAATCTAAATTAGTTTAGGTTTTCTGCTTGACCTTTAATCTAAGTTATTTTAGATTTTCATTATCGAAAGCGAACAGGCAGGATGCCCACGAAGTAGCCGCCGGTGGCGCATGAATGACCGGATGATTCGCTGAGACAAATTTAATGAATGTTGGCGGGAGACATAAAAGCGCCATTACAACTCAGCGCCTTACTAAAAAATCGGATCAGGCCAGACGTTTTCAGTGCTTCTCTTGTCGGGAGTCACTTTGATCGGATTTCTGCAAATTCCGAAGATGCCTTTGCAGCTCAGAAATCAACGTTTCAACCATTTCTGGAGGAAACGCGAAAAATTGAGATTGGTGTTCAGTGTTAGTGCCGTCTGCGGAGTAAGTCAGGTAAGTGAGTTTGAGAGCAAGCGCCTGGTAACCGGGTAAAGGTCCAGCCCTCCAATCGGTAACCGGAAAGACAGAGGTGCGATTCTTAATAGCCATGTGAAAACCTTTAAATGCAGAAGGAGAAACTAAATCCTTATAGTTGAAGCAACTGCTGGATCATACAGCGGAACTAACAATTATTTAAGCTAGCAAAAACTGTAGGTAGTAAATCCTGTTTTGGTAGTTCGCTCTGTTAAGTACAGATACAGCTGCCAGCTTTTTCAGGGCTCAGCATTCTGGCTCCCTACGACCTGGTGCCAGAACCCTGAGGAATGACGTTTGGTGTCTTTCGGCGGTACAGGTTTCCCTGATTTTCCTGCTACCGCCACTTTTTTACGCAACATGTGAGCGCACCACCGGCCGGACGGCTCATAACCCAATCCGTGCCGGGCACCGTGAATGTCGGTAAGCGCGTGCAGGTGCTCTCACATGTTGTGTGGAGAAACTAACTACCGGCGGTGGCAGCCGCCTTTCTGAGGGTAAAACCGATGAGTAATGAACGTTTGACCAAAGTACCCGAGTTCCTGGGCGAACTGGACGGCGGTGTGTTCGAAAACAAAGTCGCTGCGGCGCTGAGTGAAGTTGCGTTCGGCGTGCTGAATAACGGCACCAAGGGGAAAGTTACCGTGACCTTCGAGCTCGACCGCATGAGCAATTCCGTCGAAGAGAAGCGCGTGATGATTAAGCACAAGCTCGCTTATGTGCGCCCTACCCCGCGCGGCAAATCCTCGGAAGAGGACACCACCGAAACGCCGATGTATGTGAACCGCGGCGGCAAGCTTTCCATTCTGCAGGAAGACCAGGGCCAGCTGTTTACCCTGGCCGGCGATCCTGATGCGAAGCTGCGCGCCAAGCAGTAAACCTGACCATTCACCCAGTTAAGGAATAACCATGCCTTACTCTTTAGACGCAACCGCTATCGATAAAATTGCCGATCTGACCCTCTCCCGCTTCATGGAAGAAAAGCTTGAAAGCGTTGACTGCCCTGCCGCCGTTGTTCCGGAGGGAGCGCGAATCGACAGCCTCGAATCCCTTTGCCTGGAGCGCTTCCGCTTCCGCGGCAAAATGGTGACGGCCAGCATTGAAGACTTTGCCCGCTACTCTACCGGCTACGCTGCACAAGGCACCCGTTGCTTTATAAATGCCGATGATATGCGCGCCGTTGCGGTATTTAACCTCGGCACCCTGGATAAACCCGGCCACGCCGACAATACCGCGCTGCTGGCACTGAAGAAGACCGCACCCTTTTCCGCGCTGTTGTGCATCAATGGCGAACGGCATACCCAAAAAGAGCTGGCCGAATGGCTGGAAGACTGGTCTGAAAACCTGCTTGGCTTTGACGCGGACGGCCAGCCGATTGATGCGAAGAAGTCGGCAGCGGCGATCCGCAAAATCTCCATCGAGTCGATTCAGAAAGCTGACTTTGAAGATGGCGACTTCAGCGGCAAGCGCTCGCTGATGGAAAGTGTGGAAGCCAGAACTCAGGACATCATGCCGGTAGCGTTTGAGTTTACCTGTGTGCCGTTCGAAGGTCTGGCTGAGCGTCACTTTAAACTGCGTCTGAGCATCATCGGCAGCGACCGCCCGGTTCTGGTGCTGCGCATCGTCCAGCTGGAAGCCCAGCAGGAAGAAATGGCCGCCGAGTTCCGCGACCTGCTGGTTGAGAAATTCAAAGACAGCCAGGTAGAAACGTTTATCGGGCAGTTCTCAGCTTAATTCGCTGCCTTAAATGCCCCGCCTGAGGGGCATTTAGTGAAGCGTAATTCTTTTATTTATCGCCACCCGGCGAGGGATTCGCTCAACCAAAAATCAGCGCGGTGCAGCGCAAAGTTAAGTGGAGGAACACGCAGTGAATTACGAAATTACTCAGGAGCTAGCCGATGCCAAGCCCCAGGTGAAATACGTTTCAGCAATCTGGCAGCGGTTGATTCCTGCCACCAGCAACGACATCTGATTTAATCCGGGTGCAGCCGGTAAAGTGGAGAATAAGCCATGAAGCAAATGCTCACGCTTGAGGAATGGGCAGCAGAGAAATATCGGAGCAGTCCACCAGCTTTGAATACTCTGCGCCGATACGCTAAGCAAAATCTGTTTTCCCCACCAGCGATGAAACAGGGTCGCAAGTGGCGAGTAAGGGAAGATGCAGAACTTGTAGGCGAATTGGCTAAGCCGAATATCCGAAAGACTGACTCGCCAATACTTCAGAGGATTCTTGCTGATGGCAGCTCGACCACGTAAAAACAATGTTTCTGTTCCGAACCTTTACCCTCTCTACAGTAGAAAGGTGAATAAAGTTTATTGGCGCTATAAACATCCCGTCACAGGTAAGTTCCATGCGCTGGGTACCGATGAGGCAGAAGCTATAGCAATTGCTACAGAAGCTAACATGCGCCTGGCGGAACAAAGAACCCGGCAAATTCTGGCGATCAGCGACAGGATCGCCACCAGCAAAGGCAAAGCAATCACGGTTTCTACATGGCTGGATAGATACTGGAAGATTCAGGAAGAACGGCTGGCGACGGGCGACATCAAACTGAACACATTCAAACAGAAATCCAAACCGGTTTCGTTATTGCGAGAGCGAGTCGGTATGAAGCTGCTCCCATCAGTGGATGTTCGCGATATTGCTCAGTTGCTCGATGAGTACGTCACTGCCGGTCAGCCGAGAATGGCTCAGGTCGTAAGAACTGTGCTGGTAGATATTTTTAAAGAAGCGCAGCATGCTGGTGAAGTTCCTCCGGGTT